GAGTACACGCGTGTAACCACGGATTTACTGCAGCGATCGCGTGATTTTTATGACAGATTTGATTGGGTGCCTATGTTGCCTAGAAGGGTGATAGATTCGAAGGTGTTTGAACTGACATATTCGTACTTTAACCGTAAGGAGCTATTGGCATCATATGGGCGATACTCAGCCTGCAATTTTGGCGGGTGTTGCTTGTTTGGCGCTAACCTTTTTGTCTTTCAAGTTGGCGCTAGCACGCAGCTGTTTGGAGTGTTGATATTGATATTGATTTTTCTTTTTGTGCAGTATCTGTTGATAACATTTGTGCGTGAGCAGCAATATGCAAGACTTCGAAGGCGACATACTCTCACACAGATTCATGTTCATTGGCAAAATATGCGATTCAGTGAGGTCTTCGCGGCGTCGTTGGCTTTGGGTGCTTTGTACCAAATAGCCAAATTGATTAAGCGATGGCGTTCTATGGAACAGCATGGATCGTTGGAACCTGCTGATGAAGAGGCTGTATCGCAACGAGATGCAGAGGAAAATGTTTGGGCGGTCCCTGTTCGGAGATCATTGCCCGTCACCGAAAAATCAGCACGAATGTCGGTAGACCATGTGCAAGATGTCGTGTCTAAAGCTTTGGTATATGGGTCTGTGCATCTCAAATCTGGTGAAAATGCGATGGTCAATGGTTTGATGTTGAAATCGAATGCGATGCTAGTACCGGACCATTACTTTGAGCAGTATGGTCCAGAATTGTCATGTACATTTCGCAAGAAAAACCCTGAAGCGTCAGGGGGCAAGTTCAAGGTGCTCATTCATGTGGACCAGACACACAGAATTCCTAACACAGATTTGCGTGTGTGCTACGTAGCCAATGGCGGCTCATACAAAGATCTGACAGACATGTTTCCTTTGTCACAGATGGGTAGTGTACCCTTTCGCATGTTGTGGAGAAAGAAAGATGGGGATTTAATGGTTTTCAAAGGCCTAACAGTCCCTAAACACGTTACAACATGTTGTACTTTCATGGGTGGCGAGTATAAGAACTTGACAGGACCCACTTTTGAAGGTTTGTGCGGAGCAACATTGTTCTCGGAAACCACTGGCAGCGCCATTATTGGTATTCACCTTGGTGGAATAGGTGGTACGACCAAGGGGTGCTATGGCAGTATCGAGAGGGGGCAGTTGCAACTTGCATACGCCGATTTGGAAACTCGCGAGGGAGTTGTGCTGACGGGCTCCGCTGGTGAATTTCCCAAAGAAGTTCTAGGCGTGGAAATCATGAAGGATGCCCCATTACACGCAAAGAGTCCTTTACGGTACATGCCCCACAACTCGCAGGTTGAGTACTTGGGCACTTGTGTGGGTAGAACCACCACGACGTCCAATGTTCAAGTCACGTTGATAAGTGAGCACGTGACTGATATTTGTGGTGTTCCAAATGTGTATGGTCCACCCAAGATGCAGCCCGATTGGTATGGTTGGCAGACGTGTCTAGCTAATTTAGCAAACCCAGGGACTATGTTTTCTTATGCAGTTCTCAAAATAGCTGTACAAGATTACAAGTCAGACCTGGTCCAGTTGGTGAAGCGTGACATGTGGAGAGCGATGAAACCTTTGTCGGATTTTGATAACATTCATGGCATACCCGGCTGCAAGTTCATTGATGCAATCAAAATGGACACGTCGATAGGCTTTCCTTTGAGTGGCCCCAAGCGAAATTTTATCACAGAGTCTGAGCCAGATAAAACAGGCTTTGTGAAACGAGAGTTCGATACGGCTATAGTTCTTGAGATTGAACGTTGTGAGAACTTGTATAGATGTGGTGAACGTGCCTATCCTATTGCAAAAGCGTGCAAGAAGGATGAGATTTTGTCTAAGTCTAAGTGCAGAATCTTTTATGGCAATGCCATGGCGTTGACATTCCTCATTCGCAAGTACTATTTGCCGATACTCCGATTCATGCAAATGAACCCATTAGTGTCTGAGTGTGCTGTGGGGATAAATGCGCATGGCCCGGAGTGGGAGGAATTTCAAAACCATGTGCTCAAGTTTGGAGAGAATCGAGTTTTGGGTGGTGACTATGGTTGTTATGACCAAAAATTACCAACTCAGATGATTATAGCCGCTTTGCGAGTTTTGATTGATTTGGCATCGCATTGTCAATACACGGAGGAAGATATTCGTGTGATGCGGGCAATGGTGGGTGACATTGTGTTTGCTTACATATGCTTCAATGGAGATTTGATAGGATTGACAAGTGGGACACACATTAGTGGAAACTCTTTGACTGTTGCCATAAATGGCATCTGTGGGTCATTGAATCTACGTTGTGTGTACTACACTGTTTATCCTGCCGAGTCCTTTGAGACGAGGAGACCTTTTCGAGAGAACGTCGCCCTTTGTACATATGGTGATGACAACATTGGATCTGTCAGAGAAGGCAACGATAGATTCAACATTAAGGTGGCCTCGGAGATTTTGGCTGCGCATGGACAGCAGTACACAATGCCGGATAAGACCTCGGAATTGAGAGACTATTTGCCCATTGAGCAGTTTGAGTTCTTGAAACGGAAGAATGTGTACCATCCAAAATTGCAGTCACATGTGGGAGCATTGCTAGACAAATCGATTTTTAAGTCATTGCATTGTTACATTCGTGAGAAGAATTCTCCTATTACACCGAGTCAAGCTTGTGCTCTGAATATTGATACCGCATTGAGAGAGTGGTTCAACCATGGAGAGGAAGTTTACGAGCAAAGGAGAGTGCAGATGTGTGAGATAGCCAAACGGTCTGGAATCTCACATATGTGTCATAACCTCGACACTCCGTACGAGGTTTTTGCGCAATCGTGGGTTGCGCAGTATAGGGACACTGGATAGTCCCTACCGACACTATGGAGTCGTTAAATCCATCCCAGTTTCAAATCTGATGGTGAGCAAAATTGACGTGTGTGTATGGTTTACCGTGTTTATTGTATATATCCATTTTTGTATAATTGCATAGGCTTCACACTTGATGGGAGAACTCTCATGTTCGACTCCTATTTAGGAGAGACGTCCCAGTCAAACAAGGTGGACCTCTTCCGTTTTTGAGCATAGTACGGAAAGTTGTAATTTTTGTGTTCGGTAATTGTTTGTATAAAATTTTTGTTAAACAACGTAAACCGGAAGATGAGCCGAGCGAGACGCTGGCTCCGGTTGAGAAAGAATCATCTGATCTTCGCAAGAGGCATAGACGTTTGCAGTCTGAATGGGATTACCCTTGCCAATCAGGTTATGAGGCTGATGTCTCTGCACCGATGGCAAAAGGAGGATCCTATCAGAATATTCGTTTTTCTGACCAACGCGACGATTATGCATACATTGTAGAGTCTCCAATGGACCCGACTCGTTCGGGCCAAGATTCCAATGATGCTGATTTGGGCGATTTCTTTAAACGCCCAATCAAAATTCGAGAGATCGAGTGGGGTACTGGCACCAGTATGTTTGACGCCTTTAACCCCTGGACGCTGTATTTTCGCAATCCACGCGTTGCGAACCGCTTGGCCAATTACCACTTACTAAGGTGCAAACTTCATTTGAAGTTAGTTATCAATGGAAATGGTTTTCAGTACGGGCGTGCGATAGCATCCTACTTGCCATTGGCACAATTTGACACATTGTCGAACAATGTAGGGTTGATTCAGGAGACATTGGTGCAGGCATCACAACAGCCACATGTATTCTTGGATCCCACATTGTCAAGGGGCGGTGAAATGCTGCTACCGTTTTTCTATTACAAGAACAATCTTTCCATCCCAGATGAAGATTATAATGAAATGGGGACTTTAACGGTACGTAGTATTAACCCTTTGAAGCATGCCAATGGGGCAAGCGATCAAGTCACAGTTAGTGTCTTTGCATGGGCTGAGGATGTGTCAGTCAATGTCCTCACGTCTCGAGAAGCTACAACTTTGACACCACAGAGTGGTACGGAAGTGGATGAAGCCAATGCGAAGGGAGTGGTATCAGGAAAGGCCACCGCAGTTGCCAATATCGCAAGATCTCTCGGCGCTGCACCTACTATAGGCCCCTTTGCTATGGCTACAGCAACAGTTGCGCAAGGTGTTGCAGAGGCTGCTAAATTGCTTGGTTATTGTAACCCAGCAGTCACTAAAGCACCGGAACCAGTGAAACCCATTTTTGGTTCCAATATGGCCAATGTAAATGTTCCATCCGTTGTATCGAAATTGTCGTTAGATGATAAGCAAGAGTTGACTATAGATCCATCGATCGCGGGTGTTGGAAACCACGATCCATTGGATATTGCAACAATTGCGAGTAAGGAATCGTATTTGACGACATTCAATTGGGCACTTGGCACAGCACCAGAGACATTGCTGTGGAATGCGCGGGTCGACCCTGTAACGTGGGCAATGGATGTTGTTGCACAAGGACATCATTTTCCCGCGTGTGCAGTTGCCGCAATGCCTTTTGAATTCTGGACAGGAACAATGAATTTCAGATTTCAATTTGTGACATCTGCGTTTCACAAAGGGCGTGTTAAGATTGTGTACGACCCCAATTGGTTGGCATCAAACGAGTACAACACCAACTATTTGGAGATCGTTGATATATCTGAGAAGAGTGATTTTACCATTTCAGTAACCAACGGTCAGGAGTACACACTATTGACACACCATGACCCCATCAATGACAGTGTAACGCAGTTGTATTCTGATACTGCATTCACTGCCAAAGAGGAAGGTAATGGGGTTATTGGTGTTTATGTGGTCAATGAACTGACGACACCAAATTCGTCTGTTGATAATGACATTGAGGTGAATGTGTACGTTTCTATGGGGAAAGATTTTGAAGTTTTCGTACCCAAGGAAACATTCAAGGAATTTGTGTTTAAACCTCAGTCTGGTATGGAGATTGCAGAGAGTGAAAACACGGATGAGAAGGATGCACCAGAACAATCAATGTCTACTAGTTTGGGTCTGAGGTATGATGACCACAGATGGGCCAACATGGTGTACACTGGCGAAGCAATAAAGTCTTTTCGTACGATTTTGAAGAGACCTTCATTGTTCACACAGATTGGTCCCTATGATACTGCCACAACAGCAATGTATTTCCGAATGGCCAATTTCCCTTATTTGAGAGGGAATGTGACAGGTGCCATTCATACAACAGCTTTGGGAGATCCGTATACCTATTGCAACACAGTTATGTTGCATTGGGTGGCGTATTGTTTCCAGGGCTGGAGAGGTTCAATTCGTTACCGCCTAATCACTCAGGGTGGAACGAATACGAACAACAGAGCCAGTCATCTTGTGGAGCGGACAAGATTTCAGGGTTATGAGCAGGCAACCTTTGCGCCAGCCCCATTGGTAAATGCCAAGGGAGCGGCATTAGAGGCAACTTACTCATCACCTGGAACTGGTCGTTCGCGGACCCAGTTTCCACAGGGTACGTTAGGAATGACGTATACCCATTCGTTTGTCAACCCAACGATGGAGTGGGAGATGCCTTTTTATAGCAGAGATAGATTTTGTCCAGGAAAGATCCAGGATTGGACTACTGCTAGTGTTGCCAACAGAAGACCTATTGAGGGGTTTGAATTAAAGTCTTTTGTTCAAGGCACAAATGCCACGAAATTTGGTTTGTATGTCTCAACTGGTGAAGATTTCCAGGTCTATATGTGGACTGGAATGCCGCCAATGTATTTTGAGAATGCACCACCAGGTTAGGAGACAACCTTTAAATCATAGAGTAAACTATTTAAATCGCAGTAGCAGCTCGCTACATAAAGTACTTCCCTGTGACCGGGAAGGGCGTTCTCAGTAGAGTTCGACCTGGCTTCTCGCCGAATAAATTTGTAACTATCTAAGTAGGTAGCATTGATTCAGCGAGAGCCGAATCAGTGTCCTAATGATCTGAGGCAGGAAACCTCAGTGAAGGTCCTAATAGGAGTCACAATTTTAATAGCGGAGGCCAAGAGAGTATGGTAACATACTCCCAGTAAG